AACCCATTGTAGGGTAGATGAAAGGTCGGACAATTTGCGCGGGACACCTTCGGTGAGAGGGATAAGGCCCCCTCCCCTCGTCCTAATAGAACAGATAATCGGCTATACCTACCTGTTTCATCTTGTAGCTATGTTCTTCTAATAGATCTCTATATAAGTCCTTTGTATAGTCTATATCGATTGTTCCGTTATGATCTTTCCATGACTCTATAAGTAGAATAGGTCTACATCTCTTTATAGTCTCTTTACATCCATCTATGGCCTTTCTCTCATATCCTTCTATGTCTAGCTTTATAAAGTCTACCTTAGTAAGATTTAATTCATCTATAGATATAAGTTCTACATCATATTGTTCTTCTTCTTTAGGATGCCATTCTCTATTGAAATGTTCTCCTATACTATTATCTTTTAATCCTGATGATCCTATATTACCTTCTGATATCCATCCCCATGTACTTATGCCTCTATTACTGGATAAGCCTCTATGGTCAAGTCTTACGTTTGTACATCCATTTAGCTTTATATTCTCTCTCAATAGATCATAAGATGGTCTTAATGGTTCAAAGGCATATACCTTATCGGCTAGTTTAGATAGCTTTATAGTATGGATGCCTATATGAGCTCCTCCATCTATTGCTACCATATCCTTTGTTATACACTCTTCGAATACGTTTTGTATATTCTGCTCCCATATCGTACCTTTCTTTACTTCATTACCTACAAAGCAGTCTTCATAAGTTTTAAAGTAAGCCGATTCATTACCGTAAAAGGTCTTGACTTCGTATATGTTAGGATCTACATTGTATTTACTCATAACACTTGTTAAATTTGCGCGGGTCGACTTCGTCGGAGAGGATAAAGCGCCCCCCCACTCGCTACTTTCCGGACTTCTCTTTAATCCAATTGTACATATAGTCTATAGCCTTCCAATGTGATATACCTTTATTACCGTCTTTGTCTGTTATCACACAAGGACTATCATCAAAGATACTCCTATTACACTTATCGCACCAATCGGTATTGTCTAAGTCTAATAAACTCTCACAACATTCACATTTGATTGTATTCTCCATATTCTATTATTTGTATAGTCCGTCATACAGTCCTTCATCATATCCATCCATCCATACCTCTTGATATACTGCCTCTAGATTCTCGGGTCTTCTACCGGTCTTTCTTAGCTGGGGATTAGTCTCTATTATGTGCGCTATTGCATGGACTATCTCTTCGGTGCCGAAATGAGTCTTCCAATCGCATTCATCTGCTACTTGATTTACCCACTCCATATACAACCTATGAAGTTCTTCTTTATCTATTACCATATTAAGGTTTTTGTCTATCAGCTCTTTCGATATCTCTCTTAAGCTTATTAACTGTTCTTTGTTTACTCTTTATTGCTACAGACTTAGCCCACTTCCCCATATTGTTTACAGGTACTCTTTCTTCCCATTCTTCGAGCTCATGCTCGGCTTTCTTTAATCGTTGCTTTAGTTTATTGCTTGCCATTGGGTAACACTTTGCTTATTCTATCAAATAGTTTCTGTAAATCTTCTACTCCTTCAACAGCCCATTGGTCTGTCTTTAGTATATAAAATGCTCCTCCATCTCTATCAATACCTAAAGATGATTCCATTCTAATCTCTAAATCCTCTATCTCATCTCTTCCACCATCAACACAATTTGCTTCTTGGCTAAAAAGAAAGGTAGCTGATTCTAACATTGGTCGTTCTTCCATAACTTTATATTAAAACTTCTTTTGATTCTATTCCTAACTTATCTAATACTATACTTAAAGCTAATCCTTCTGCTCCTCCTAATGCAAATGGCGTCTTATTGTATGTATCTTTGTTCATTAGAGACATATAGGTAAAGACTGGAGCTATTGTTTCTAGTTCGTACCTTATTGCTTGATGGTCTATATCATCTCTAAAGAACATCACATACTCCCATATCGTCTTCCAATCCTTATACTCTATGCCTCTGTACTCGCAATACTCTTTTAAATACTTAAAGCATGGATTGATATTCTTATAATGTCCAAAGTCACCTTCCGGCCAGCTGCCTTGATAGGTTATCTGATGGTGTTGGGACTTCTCCAGGAAGCTTTTTATTCTATGCTCATCATAATACTTGTCAGCATCTAAATGCAAGACGTTACAATTATATTCCTCTACTAAGTCTAAACAAAAGAGAAGCTTATCTAGATAGGTAAAGATCTGTCTAGTATATACATAAACGTCTTCTGGATCAAATAAGTCCTGACGATTAGTTAACACCCTTACTGTATAGCCTTGCTCTTTTAGAAATCTATAAGTTCCTATACAGTTACTTACATGATAACTATTAACTCCTACTAAAGATATAACGACATTGTCTTTCATCTATATAACGCTCTTTACTCCGAACTCAAAACCTGTTAACTCTTCGTATAGTTTTTCCCCTCTTGACTTTAAAGGTAAGTAGTAGCTTGGATAAGTCTTCTTATAGTAGCTATGAACTCGGTTTATATACTCTATACCAAATTGCTCTGCTATAATTCCTATAGTTAAACATTCAAATAGAGGAGCCCATTTATTAAAGCTTGGGTGTAATACTCCTAAGAAGTCATGATTAAAATACTTAACTAAGTCTTCTTTCTTCTCTATTGTATACTCCTTATACGTGTCTTTATCTAAGGTATAACCTAAGTTAGTAGCTATGTTTTTAGCCTCCTCTAGCTCTGCTATATAACCATCTTTTAAAGTATATAGTTTAAACTTAAATGGGAATGTATAGTTAAGATAGTCTGTTGTCTTATCCTTACTACCATAGTCCACATGCATAAAGATATTATCACACACTAGATGTTTATTTTCATCTACTGCTTCCTTATACTCCGGACTAAGTTCCATCAGATAGAGATGAATAATCATCTGCTCTACATAGACTCCTCCATAAGTATTCCTATCGATAATACTCTTATGCTTGTAGTAATACGTTAATGCTTTATTAGTTGCTTCAATAAAGAGTTTAGGGTCCCTAACATAAGTTAGATTGCCGTTTGGTATCTTCATTAGGTTTACATTAGGAGGGTTGAAGGATTTAAACTCTTCATCGTGTAAGAAGAATAGACTAGTATAGCATTTTGAAATGTTATTAATATACTGGCTTAGTACTTCCGAATCAACTTTCTCTTTAAACTCTACAGCTTGATCTGAATGAGCATATACTACCGGGCTTTTACTTTTACTGAAGTCTAGCTTCTTAAAGATAAAAGTATCGGTATCAATATGTAGATAAGGTTCACCAATCTCTCTAAAGACTCTCATCTTAGGGTAAGTATAACTCTTACTACTTACTCCTTCAAGGACTGATGTATTAATATCAGTATAGGGTATACCTACATCTTGTATCTGCCGAGCAATATGTTCATTTGTATAAAGGCTAATGTTACCAAACTCTCTTTGAGCTAGTAACACGCTTAACATTTGACCATACATTAACTCTTTCCAGATTAGGTCTGGAGCTGGTTTATCACCAAACGCTGTAGGTATGTAGCTATGAATTATTTTCATAAACTATCGAGTATAACAGTTTTTAGAAGCCAATGTATATAGCTTTAAATACTTGAGTGATGTATCATCTGCTCTAGTAATTGCAGCATACAAATCATTATCGCAAAGAGCTTCTACAAAGCCTCCGCCTTGCCATACTCCGTCTCTATGCATCATAATATTTGATACCATTCGAATGGCAGTAGCATCTTCTACGTTCCATCCTTTTAAAAACTGTTCTGCCGCTTTAAGGCACTTCTCGTGGTGAGTCTCTCTATTCATAACTTATTATTTTTTATATGTTTTGCTAATGCATGCTTATAATTCATCTCATGGTTGAGTTGATCATTAGCTAAGATTCTCTCTTGATTCTCTTCCCACCATTCTTTATAGTCTTTTGACACGATAGAAGGTTTCAAGATTTCGTCTACTATAAGACCATCCTCTACCATCTCTTTATACTTCTTGATTGAATCGCTCATATTCTTGAATTGCTTTTAATAAGTAAGTTACTTCTTCTTCGTCTAAATAACCTTGTACATCTCCTCCAGCTACTTCATTATCGTAATGCAAGTCCCCATTAGAGTCTAATACTGCTAATTCATATTTACCGTCTTTACCGCCATAAGAATAGTCATGGCGTACTACAGATGCTCCCCATCCGTTATCAAACATAATGCGGCTCATAATGCCTCTACTGTCAACTGGGTGTGGAGTAAATTTTAAATCGTTGAATGTTTTCATAACCTTTATTTGTTTTTATTTATTAAATATACGAAAAAATACGCTAATATTCTACTACTTCCAGTGGTTGTTTTCCTTCTCCCACCAGAAAGTTAAGTCGTTAAACTTATCGTCATAGTACTCTGCTATGTAATCACACTCGATAGCTGAACCTTTACTCTGGAATAGAGTAGTTGTTATAACCGGGTTATCCATTTCTAGAGATTGTCTCATCAGATTTATTAATGAGTTATAATTTGATCCTCTAATTACTCCTGCTTCAACTAAGATAATAGTTTTAACTCCTATTGATTCTCTATGCAATAAGAACATTGAACAGGCTTCATTTACAAACCTAGTATCCCATTGCTGGTCTGGATACGGAACATCTACTCCAAAGCCATCTGCTATCTCACCTTCATGAGTAAGCTCATGTCTAATAATCTGTCCGGCAATTGAGGAGTAGTCTGTTGATACAGTAACTACAATACTATTACTAGCGTTATAACCATCTCTCTTTAGAGCTTCTGCAATCGATTTGATACATTCTAACTCTCTGGTTAGGCTAACGTGTAGTTCAGTTCTCATTTTCTCTAGTTTTAAGTCCACAGTATAAATTTAGAAACGCCATTTCTCTCTCTACTAGCTTCTTAGGTAACCTTTTCTTCTTCTTGATATGCTCTATACCCCATTTCATCCACTCTTTATTTTCATCTTCCGTCATTGTATATTGCTGATACCAGTTATCTTTCCGGCCTTCGACATCTTCAAACTTGAGGTCATGTCCGGCAATTTCAAACATCTTATCGATAAGTTCTTTTAGGATTAGCCTCTCTTTACTCTGCTTTTGTTCTATTCGAGTCATAGATATTTAGGTTTAATTATCTTAGTATAGTAATCTGTCGTTACAGGTTCTTCACCTTGTGCGTGAGAAGTCCAAGTCTGTGGATATTCACTCCTACATTCCTCTATTCTCTCTCGTCTTGACTTAGTCTTATCTGTATCGTTATAATAGTATAACCAAGGTTCCCAATAATGACAATGGTATTTGCTATAAATAGTTACCGCTATCTGGTAGCCAAAGAATACAAATGAAAATACCGGGTTCCATTCATGTCTGTAATCAGTACTAGTCCACTTCGTCTTATATCCTAATCCGCAATAACTAAATCCTACTTTCATTGGAACAAAGAATCTACATCTCATCTTCTCTTTATAGACATCTTCAAATGATCTTATAGTCCGGGTATAGTCAGTATTCTGTTCGTTCCACTTTTCTGCCTCTCTAATCTCTTTTGCAGCTGCTTCTGCTGCTAGTTTAGGAGTAGCCTTAACCGTTCTTCTAGGAAGAAAATAAGGCGTACCTATTTGTGTCTTACCGGCATAAAAGCCAACACTAAAAGGCTTGAATGGGCTATTCAAAATTCTTAACCAATATAGACTCTTAAAAAAGTATTTCATATAATTTATTTTACAAGTCCTAGAGTCTTTGCTCTATAATAACCGACCATTCTTCCGTTAGCAGGATTTAAAAACTGCTGCTGAGACTTAGGAAGCTTTTTATTAGCTTTCTTAAGCTGCTGGTCTGGAGTTAAGAAATCCTTAGGGTAGACAATCTCTACCTCTATAGGACCTCTCGTAAACTTATCTAAGTCATACTTCCAGATTGAAACCGATCCATCTGAGTCTTTATACTCATGCTGGAACTTTCTAGGATTACCTACTATATTCATCGAATTTTTCTTTTGCATATTCACTAGCTTCTTCTTCTGATAGGCCCATTGCTAGGCCGACTTCATAGTAGTGTTCTAAGAACACTTGGTTTGCATTATGACTCATATACTACCTCCTCTTCTTTTATGATGGTAGTCCCACCAGACTTAAAACTGCTCTTAATAGCTTCATAAGCTTCTAAGGCTTCTTCTTCTGTGTACTTTAAAGCAAGACAATTAGGTCCTGCCCATACGAAGTATTTGGTTACCATATCCATGGTACTAGAATCCCATTTTACTTCTTTTTCGATTTTAAATTTACAGTAACTTTTCATAACCTTTATTTTTTTATTTATGTTTATTAACCTAATTAATTACGTATTCTCTTGTTTACTATGTAGATACCCCTAGTTAAGCAACAATTGATTCTCTATAGTAAGAAAGTAAGCTTTCTACTTTATCCATTCTAACCTTATCTGCAGTAGTAACATTATCATGGATATTGCCATCCCAATCTTTATAACGGGTAACAATCTCTAAGTCGGCAGATTTACCAGAAGCAGTCTTCTTAACAACTTTGATCTTAAAGATATTTCTTATTGACCAGTCCCAACGTGCTTCTAAGCTAGGTAAGTTATTATACTTATCAGCTACAAACTCAACACCTTCTGTCTCAAGTTTAGCTAAAAGAGCTTGACGTTGTAACTCAGATTGCTCATTACGTAGAGTTCTTAACTCTCCTTCAATTCTGTATACTTCTTTCTGCTCTGCAGAGTTCCAAGGTAAACTCATTCTGAAAGTCTCTACTAAGTTCGTTTTGTTTTCTTTAACAAAAGCAGCTACCTTACCTACGGTAATCAAACGATCGAATTCGAAGTCATTATCTACTGTAGTAGAATAAGTGCTAAGTTGGAAGGGCATACCTTCTTTACTTCCGTAACTTGATCTACAGATATTGTAAATCTCTTGCTTGTAGTTGTACTCTTTTCCAGATCTATCAGTTCTAACCTGGATACGATTTACTCTGATTCCTTCACTGTAATCGTTTTCTAAGATATCACCTTCTTCTAAGATGGTACCTAACTGAGCAACCCAAGTTTCTTTAATAAGAGTCTTGTGATTGTCTTCTACAACGTAAAGTGCAGATTTAGCTGTTTCTAACTGTGCTTCTAAAGAAGCAATTTCTGAATTGATGATTTCTAAATTTCTCATAACCTTTGTTTTTATATGTTTTTCTAATATACCTTAAGATACGAAATAGTACGCAGACTAGCAACTTTTCCCATGTTTATTTTCCGGATTTTTTAAACCTAAATAAACAAAGAATCCGATTACAAATGGTGTAAAAATTACCATCTCGATTAATAATTCTTGTAAAGCTGTCATAGTGTCTATCTTTTTATTATACCTTAAGATACGGACACTTACGCAGACTAGCAACTATTACACAAAATAAGTCACGGAAAACCTAAAGATTTTTCATTGAGAATCAATGAGTTATAACTTATTAAGAATCAATGAGTTAGACTAGTCCCAATATCCATGAGATTCTCTAAAGAATGCAGGATTTTTTCTATTAATATAGCTCTTTACCATTATGTAAAACATCCATAATACCCCCTTAGATTTGAATCTACGAGAAGATGTATACGTTCCGGTTACCTTATGCACTCTAAACTCTTCTGGTTCTATCTTTTGGGATATTGAATAGTCCTCTGCAAATAACTCTTCCGGATTATATCCTCCTACTCCCCAGTATGCTTCTGTTCTCCATAATTGGAATCCTCCTATAGCAAATGGTACTTTAAGTTTTATAGATACAAGCTGTAATAAGTCAAATAACCTAAACACCCACTTATAAGGAACGTCTGTATAGAATGGAACTGTAACTAAACCCTTCTTGTATCTCATACATTGAACTAATATATTTCTATTTGTTAAAAATATATCTGCATCTAAGAATAACATGTAAGGAGTCTTTACTAAGATGCTTCCGGCAAGTCTTCCTTGAGATGGATAACCTCCTTCAATTACTTCTATTTTTAATGGTATATTTTTAAAGGTTGCTTTTACCTTTTCGATCCACTTTAATGATTCTTTTTCATCGGAGACATCGGCAATAATAACTCTGGTTTCTAGTATACCTTTTTGTTTTGAAAGATAGTCTACACATTCGTATAAAGTCTTACCTTCGTTTTTAGAAGGAATAACTATTGTTAATCTATCCTTTAATGACTTTGTATTCTCCATCGTATATGATATATGAGTTGTTTTCTATCCAATCTCCGCAGTTTAAGTATCTGCTGCCATTTATAATCTTATCATCTGGATGGTGAATATGTCCACACATTACTGTCTTGCAATTGTGTTTAAGACCTTGTCTAACTATCTCTTCTTCAAAAGAAGTCATAAACTTAACAGCTTCCTTCACTTTACCTTTTAAGTACTTAGAGAAGCTTCTTTTATATCCCCAAGACTTTAATGTTCTGTCTATAGAGATAGCTAAATCATACCCTATACTTCCTAAGATGCCAAGCCATTTTAATTTAACAACTCCATCGTATAAGTCTCCATGAGTTATATAAGTATCTTTCCATATATATTCGTTATGTATCTCTATCTTACCAAAATGAATATCTTGGTAGTCTCTCATAAACTCATCATGATTACCGGGTATGTAAATAACCTTAGTCCCGTTTTTTGAGTAGGATAAGATCTTTCGAATTACATTGGTATGAGATTGTGGCCAGCGGAATTTACGCTTAAGTAACCACCCGTCAATAATGTCACCAACTAAAAATAGATATTCTGGCTGGTATTCTTTTAGTACACTTAGTACTTGTTCTGCGTTAGATCCTTTAGATCCTAAATGAACGTCTGATATAAATAAAGCTTCTATCTTCACTATGATAAATAGTATTCTTTATTTTATCGTAAGTTCAATAAATTATTAAGATCTATGACTTTATCATACAATATTTACCATATTCCGGAAATTGGAACTTAAAGAACTCTACGTTTTTATCTTTAAAGAATTCATTTATAGCAATAACTGCTCCAGGCCACTTTTTTCCTTCCCCGTATTCATCAAACAATACTAAACCCCCCGGGGTTACTTTATCGTATAATGTCTCTAATACTGTTTTATATGACTGATATAAGTCGCAATCAATATGTAAGATTGCTATAGCACTTCCTGAGTAATCCTTAGTAGTCTCTTCAAAGAAACCTTTAACTACCTCTACAGGCACATTAGCTCTTTCTCTAACCTTGTATGCTTCTTCTATCGGCCTAGCCCATTGTCCTTTTCTAGGGTTACGTTTAGAAGTATCTTCTTTACTTGGTTCTGGAAAGCCTTCAAAGGAATCGTATAAATGAATCGATCGTTGTCTAATGGTTCCATCTATCATCAAGTCTGTAAAGATATTAGCAGTTATTCCACCGCCAAAGCCGCATTCAACTAAACTACCTGGAAGATGATTTATTAACGGTAATACTTCTTTAAAGTATTCTCGGTAGTTATCTCGGTTGTCTTCAATTGGAGAAGCATTAATTTTCTTTTTGTCTACTACTGTTATCATAATTTTTACTTTCTGCTTCTAAAAGCTGCTCCTAGAATTGATATAAGGAGAGATAATCCAAATGCCTGAGTCCAGGTAATTGGGTAGAATAATCCTACAGCCCAATGTATAAGAGTTAACTCTATAAACATAACGACTGCTATTAATGTAAGCGCTCCTATAACCTTTAACATATTAGTCTTTTTTATCTTTTGATACTGCTCCAAATAAGAGCATAAATCCTAACATACCACTTATAGAAAAGCAGAAAGCTTCGTTCAAAGGTTGGATAGTTAAACCTGTGTTACCTGTTATCAACAAACCTGCCCATATAAAGGCAAGTATCGATCCGATTGCGTATAAAGTTCTTTGTTTCATATCTATAAATATTAGTGTTTAATTAAGCTACATTCATTACAAAAGCCTTATCTGCCCAAGTCTTTGCTTTAACAGCAGCATATTGTAATTGACTATATAAATTAGTTTTTAAGAAATAACAATTAATAGTACCAACTTCTAACTCAGCTAAGATCTCACTATCGATTAATACAACCTTCTTACCTTTCAAAGCAAATACTGTAAGCCAATGATCAGTTCCTTCTGGCTTAAATTCTACTGTCTGAAGAGCTCCTTTCTGGAAACTATTTAATACCTGAGCTCCAGATGTGTAACGGCCTTTCGACTCTGCTACTGTAAAGAAACCAGCCTTACATTTAACTACTGCTCTAAATTCACCTTGACGTCCATTAATGAACTCTACTGTGTTAATTCCGATTGCATTGATGATGTTTTTCATAACCTTTGTTTTTTATTGTTTAAGTATCGTTAAAGTATCTATCTCTCTAACATACCTTAAGGTACGAACATTCGGCCAGAATTCCAACTAATTCACAAAGTATTTTTTACTTTTATTCAGAATCAATGAGTTATGCAGCGAATTCAGACTGCTTTATGTTGTAAAATTCTCTTAAAATCGCCTGTTTTTCTAGTGCTATATTAGGATCTGTACCTAACCCGACTTCGAATCTAGTATAGATTTCTATCATTTTCTCACAAGCTTCAAACTGAAGTATGTTACTTACTGATTGAATAGTCTTATAGACTTTCATAAATGCAGCTGTCTTTTTCTCGTTATTCATAACCTTTATTTTTTAACTGTTAGTAATAATTTATCTTCTACTATCTTAATATGAGTAACAATTCCTTCTAAACCACCACCAAAGTGACTCATATCAGTTCCTGTACTCATATAAGGTCCTCCTGAAGGATCAAACATATCGATCGTATCCATATCCGATACAATTAATGGAGCGAATAATTTCATAATCCAATTCTTACCATCTCTCCATTCGTGGACTACTTCTTTAAACTTCTCTAAAGACATTGGAGTACCGTCTGGTTGTTCAAAGATTACATCACAATAAGCTTGGTATGCTTCTGTATAGATGTTTGGAAAGCCGTAGCGGCAGTATTCTGGATTATACCCAGACATTACAATAGTATCTTCGTTTTGTTCGAAGACAATCTGATCGCGGTAGCGATTTACGTAAGTTTGTTTGATCATAACCTTTATCTTTTTAATTATACCTTAAGATACGAATAATAAAGTTCTAAAGCAACTCTTTTTTTCCGGAACTAATCTTCATGAAAGAAATGATAAATAAAGACCGATACGATTATAGGCCAAAATATCACATTTCTAAATCTATCTGAAAAGGTCCAAGGAGGTCCTATTTGTCTAGCTGTAGTAAACCACTCTAGCCAAGATCCCCATACCATACCTAAACAAAGGTAGTATACTACTAAATATTGTTCCATAGTTTTAAGTTAAGCTGGCCATTTTCCTTTTGGACAGTTTTTTTGTTCTGGTGTTGCAGAAGTAAATACCTTACCTCTTAGTGGGCAGCCGCATGCATTACATACATCCATCCCAACACTATTTACTCCTCTATCTTCGCAAGTATCGCAAATCTTGTATCTAATCTCTGCTAATCTTTTTCGAATAGGGGAAGGATTTAATGCTGTTGACCAGGCTTCTACTATCTCAAAGATCTTATTCATATTAGTTAAAGATTACAATTTGTTCTTCTGTTGATGGATTCTGTAAACGTTTCTTAATTGATCGTCCTCTAGGGGCTGATTTCAATCTCTCATATGTAATATCTTCTAATACAATATGGTGACCATACTCTACTATATCTGCGATTTTAGGAGAGATTCTGGTTGAGGCTACATAATAACTTTTTTTCATAACTGATTTTGGTTTGTTTAAATGTTCTGCTCTTGATATAATTTTTGATACTTCTTAGCCATTTGTTTATAATTCATTCTAAACGTATCTGGCATAGCATCGTAAATTGCTTGGTTTCTATAAGGAGAGTTACCTGGCTTACTCCACTTTCTGGAATAATACATCCAGTTATAAAACTGAACATATGCATTTGCTCTCTTAATATAATCTTTAATATCGATAGGTAAGTTCCATTGCTTAATTAGTTTAACTGAGCGTTTCTCATTGTCTAATTCAAGGTCTCTACTACTATCTATATGCTGTTTAATATTCTTCTTTCTCTTACCGGCTAACCAATCTTCTAGATGGCCGATACCTTCACATCCTTCTTCCCATTCTTTACATCCTTCCGCCCATTGTGTTAAGTGACCATATTCATGAACTAGTAAACCTAACCAGGCATCTTCGTTCTTAGTCGCTACAACCAACTTCCTTTCTTCTGAGTCGAAATAGCCTCCGCATTTGATATTACCTGTAAGTAATAGAAATTTGACTGGCCTTAGTTGTAGCTTTATTTTATGCTTTTTACACTCTGCTTTAACATGTTCGATAAATGCTTGAACGTTCGGATTATTTAACATAAACTAAGATTATATTAATAAATATAAGGAATCTTAGCTTCTCTACAAACTATTTGATGTAGATGTATTCCACTCGCTTTAGCTTTCTATCCATCTCCTCTTCTTCTTTCCATTCCTTAATTACTTCTAGGGCTTTATATCGAGTAGTAAAAACAAAGTCACTGTAGACCCATTCGCGTAATACTTTTCCGTTGAATACTTTCCTCATAGGGACATAAATACGATGTCCGGAAGGGGTGTACTTAATTGCAATCTTATACTTGTCATGACCTACTACTATCTCTTCAACTCTATCTTTGAAACTTAGAGTTTGTGCTACAACATTGCTTACGAAAAAAAAACTTAGAATTGTTAATAACTTCTTCATATTATTTTATTTGTTTATATTTGTATACTCTATATTGCCAACTAGCTGATAAGCTTCCCACATCTTTTCTAAAGCTTCCTGTATCAGTTCACCAACTTCTTGATAATTCTCTGTAAACGGATGCTGTAATGCATGATCATTTATCGTATTCATCATTACATAAAGCCTATCCATTAATTCTATAGAGTGACCTGGGTTTAGTTCATTAAGTGGTTTTGGATCAAATTCAGGACCAAAATCTAGTTGTAATTGTGTTGACATTTACTTAGTATTTAATAAGTTGGTAATTGCTATTTTTAGTTTCAAAAGTTATAACTCCTTCTTCATTTTCTGTAAAAGAGTTCATAGCAGAGGTTAACCATGTATATGTACCGTAACGAGGATCTACTACTAAACTAGCTCCTACTAGTGGATTATCATGATGCTGTTTATAACTTCCATTTTCATTCCATTCTAACCAGAGTACTTTTTTACCCGTTACTGTTAGATTGTCACTAGATCGAATAAGCTTATACTTGTAAGAGGGCTTACCTCCATGCTCTTCGCAATACAAGTCTTCAGTCATTCCTTCAGAAATAATCCTATTACATTTATGGCAGAGAGTTGCTCCTCTTCCTCCGTTAAATTTATGAATAGGTTTAATCTTACTCTGTTTCATGATTCATATAGTTACTAGCCTGTAGAGCTGCTTTAGGATTTACTCCCTGTAGGTAATCTAATGTTAACTCATATCTTCCTAGTTGGGTCTTCAATATGAAATTCTCTGAAGTTAGACTATCATTAACCTGTGTTAAAGTCTCTACTTGTTTCTTATACTCTATAGATTTATTTCTAGTAGATATAGCCCAGAAGCATAGAATAATAACCCCAATAATTAATACTATTGTATTTCTCATTTTTTACGTTTTAAAATGTCTTTTAATTTTTTACCTTCTTTAATTACTTTACCGCGTTGGTCTAGAGTAGGTGCAGTATAAAATTCTACTGCTATCCAAATTAACGAGACTACGCTACCGATTGCCATTGCTATCATATACTTTCTTTTTATAAAGATACGAATTTACCTTGCGATAAACAACTACTAAATTTCCCTAGAGAACGTGGTCTTTATCGTCTTCATCAAAAGGTCCGAATAAATCATCTCCTTTATAGTCTGGATGATTCTTATGCATATAGTCGATTCCTTCTACCCATCTCCATGAAAGAAAAGCGACTGCTAATACCATACTTACAATTACAATTGCCATTTTATTATTATTTTAAACGTCCAAATCCTCTTATTGATTTTTTATATCTAGGTTCTGCTAAACTACTTACCTTAACTCCTTCGTATCTATTTGATGCATGAAAGAACATTGTGTTACCAATATATAGTCCGCAATGCCATCCACTAGGTGAAACTTTACTTCTGAAGAATACTAAATCTCCAACCTGTAAACTATCTTGTTTAATTCTTTGAGTCTGTTCCCATTGCTTATAAGCTACATTCTCTAAGTCTTTATTGTAAACATCTTTGTAAAGACGTTTTGTTAGTTGTGAGCAATCAATTCCCTTATCAGTTCTTCCGCCTAGTTTATAAGGCTTTCCAATCCACTGTAGCATAAAATTATTCAAGATACTATCTGTTGTTAATACATCTTCAATACCGCCTGTTGCTCTGCTTGTCTGTGCTTTACCTACTCCACCTAGTAGAATAAGTATAGCTATTATTATTACCTGTTTCATATTTTAAATCTAATCCCACCAGCCTCTCATATCCGATCCATCATACTCTTCTGACTTCTTAGTTCCTTCTAGTAAACTCCAAAGCTCCTTCCATTCTTGCTGTTCTATTTGTCTAGCTCTAACAAAAACTTTTCTATTATGTTTTTTTTGAGCGGGTGTATCTTGTATATCTTCGAACCATCCTCCTGAGTTTTGTATCTCTCCTAGCTCTTGTTCTGCTCTTTCAACATAGTTATCCTCTCTATTATTTTTAAGTAATTCTAATACTCTACGCATTGACTTTACCTTAGCATCTCTACTCTCCGGTACTTCCCAACCCTTGGTACTCATTCCTTCTACTTGAACCTGTAAAGAGCGTTCAAATAAGTTCAAAGTAAACCTATAGTCCCACCAACGATGTTCCCATAACTCTTTTCGAAACGTCCATACGTTTTGGATGAAATGTTTTATATCCCATCGTAAGAATTTATAGGTCTTATACCACCAGGTATTATGTCTAGCCATTACTTTTAAGCTATCCCAAAAGCTATCTGCAAATTTAATTTCCATCTTACTTTACTATTGTGTACAAGAGTACGATTACTAATCCAATAAGGGCCCAGAATGTAGCATCTTCTGAGTATTTAATTTGATCGGGTCTTTTTCCTTGATTTTTCATACACTTAAGATACGAAAAAATATGATAGGAAACAACTATATTAAAGTTCTCTTTTCCTCCATACTGCTCTTTCTATACTTATTTCGACTATCAAGTATAAAGCGAAATGATTTACTAGATATACCAATATACTCATCTACCCTATCTTTATCTATTCCGGAAATATAAAGGTCTTCGTATTTGACTGTAAATTCGTTAAAGTTTTTCGCTTCGTCTGCTCTATCTCTAAACTTCGTATAGGCTTTCTGATAATCCTCTTCTGTGCTAGTAGTTTGGTTATAGACATAAGGAGCATGCCAGTCAACAGATTTTGTCGCATGAGCATAACTCTCTGCTTGCTCTTTTATATTCTCTCTAAAAAGAACTACTATCTTATCAAATTTTTTTTTAATCTCTTCGTACTGGAAGACACCTTGTCCGAACATCATTTTAACTACTACGTTATCTCTCTCCCAAATATCAAATTCAGTTATATCTTTATCCCAAAACCGTTGTTCATTATAAGGTTCTATAATTTCTCTATAGTGTAAAGAGTTTGCAATATAATGCGTTAGGTTGTTAGAACCTGTTCTCGGTAAAGCATAGATTAGTATTCGCATATAGATTTGCCGAAGTTTTTATAATTCACATCCGTAAACCCTATTCTGTAATAGCTGCCTCTAGGTCTTCCTAGTTTATGTTCAACAACATCGTAACTAACTGTAATTTCGTCTCCTATGTCGATAGGTCTATTAGCGTACAGGTCATAGCCGGATTCGGTTTGCACTAATGTAGCGTTAGGTCGTTCACTATGATTACAAAACCTACCCAAAAGCTCACTTTCCCATAGAGTATCTGTAAGTTGGCTTCCTACTTTGTTAGGTTTATTTTGTATGTAAACTCCTATTAAGTCTTCTGTATCAAAGTTTGTATTTGAAAAAACCCCAGTTCCTCTTCCTTGCAGTACTATAAGTACAAATTTACTAACTTCCATAAGCTACTTGTATGTTATCTATAGAGTTTTCTTTAACTCTGTTAATATTGTCGAGTAATTGTTGCTTAAATGTTGCTAACTTTCTATCTAACTCTAGTACTTTATTTTCTTCTTTTACTAAAGCCAGGTCAAGATTACCTATACCGGCCCCTACTAAGTACCAGCTATACATATCAAAAGAAGGTGATGGTGCCATTAGAGCTAAATCTCCATTCTTAGGGGGTCTAGCTTTCCATAAATCTAGTAGTTTCTGCAACCTGTCTGGTGTTTCTGTTCTTGTACTATAAGTTTTCCAAAATTCTGTATCCTTTCTTTTAGACATATAATGATAATATATAAAATTCATACATTCTTCATTCAAATCTGCCTGTGCTTTATTATATAAATCTCTACTTGTTTGGCTATCTAGTGACATAGTTGTTGGATCTAAAGTAAATAAAGACGATATAGCTATCATAATAGATGTTGCTTCTAAAGGTTCTGTAAACCCTGATGATAATCCTATAGCAATACAGTTCTTTTTCCAGACTTCTTTATACCGTCCTGCTTTAAATGTGAATACCTTATTACTCTCAATAGAGTGACCTAAAAGTTCTTCAACTTCTGCTTTTGCTTGGGTTTGATCTATAAATCGATCGTCGTATATATATCCACATCCCCATCTACCTTTAACAGGTATTTGCCACATCCAGCCATATTTCATTGCAATTGATCGCGTTTCTGGTCTAATAATTTTTTCTGTCTGTGGTAGGAAAAAGGGTATAGCTGAGTTTACAGTTAAGTATTTCTCATATGATATCCATTCTGTGTTGTATGTTTTACCTATTAATAATCTCTGAAATCCGGTGCAGTCAAATACAAAATTACTTTTAAAATATCTTCTGTCTTTTAATAAAATACCTTTTATAAAATCTTCTTGATCTAGGTCAGCTTTATCAAACTCACCATCAATAACTTTGATACCTCTAGATTCTCCAATCTTACGTAAATAGTCTGCTACTTTTCTAGCATTAAAGTGAAAAGAGAATGAGGTTGAGCTTTGAATTTGACCTCCTACATTGTAGTAAGGGCTTTTCTTATTTATAATCAAATTATTTGTAGGGAGTACTTCGTCTAAAAGCTGTTCGTTAGCTATTGCATTTAAAATATAGTATGCAGAATTTGTATTAGGTATTCCTTCTTTTGAACTAATATTTAAAGCGTTTAGCTGTACAAAATCTAAAGGAGCTCCAAAAATAGAAGTGAACGGATGTAAGTAACTCTTACCATCCCCATTCCAATTCTCAAAATTGATACCTAGTTTAAATGTAGCATCACATTTATCTTTAAAGTCTCCTAAGTCTATACCTAAACTTTTAATAAATATTGGGAAAAGAGGTACAGAACCTTCTCCAGCTCCTAAAATACCTATAGAAGTACTTTCTATTAAGGTTATTTCAGCTTTATTAAATAACTGTTTTACTTGTAAAGCTGTCAACCATCCTGCTGTTCCTCCTCCTACTATAACTATTTTTTTCATATTAAAGTCTTTCCTTGTTTATTAATATATGGATTTTCTGTTAAAAAAGCAACTAAGGTATACCTTATTCCTTCCGTTACTGGAAGTATTTTATGTTCTAAATCAGGGCTAAAGACTAAAGAAGTGTTACTAAGAGGTTGTATTATATTAATATTCTCGTCTTTATATTCAAACTCTCCTCCTGTAAAATCTTCGTTAAGGAAGCATACTAAGTTTTCTCTATAAATTTGATTATGTCTATGGTAGTCGTCGATTACTTTTATACTAGTATCTATGCGCTGAACTCTAAGTATATCGACAGTCCCTAGTATGTTATGCTCCTTGAAAGCTTTTTCTATTCTAACCTGTAGACTTCCTTGAACGTGGTTTGATTTGAAAGCATAGATAGTATCATTTACTCTCCTATAACTACTTTTTTTAGCAAATTCATAAATTTCTAGGAATAACTCTTGTTCAAAAAACTGATTATATACTCTCATTATATTAGAGTATTATTACTTTTATATATAGGATCTACCCATTTATAGTAGAACTCTCTCAATTCTTCTGTAGGTTTTAAATTTGTTTTTTCTGTCTTTGTATGGTTTGATATAATGAGTTCATAGGATATGTCCACAGTCTCCTTGACATACTTTTCTAAACTTCCTAAATTTTTAAAATCAAAGTAAAGAATGTCTGAGTTATTTTCATGCCATCTAGAAGGTCCTGAAAGTGTTTGTGAGAATACAGAATAAAAGTTTAATTTTAAAGGAATCGATCGCCCTACAAGTTGTGTTATAAAGGTAGTTATTTTTTCTGACTCATTTACTTGGGCAGAATATCCTAGTACTTCAATCCAAGCTTCTATAAAAGTCCTATTGTCTACCTGTTTTAGTATTTGAGCTGCTTCGTAATCTATAGTTTGCAAGCATTTTATACAGTATTTCCAAGCAGAAATAAACCGATCTAATTCATCTCGCTTAATTGCTACAATCGGGTAAGTGTATCCAAATACTTCTCGAATAAGACTAACCGGTTCATGAGAGTGTCCTAAAGGAGACTCTCCTGTAGCAGCTCTTTTATGTGTAAGTAGTTGATCTGTAGGGTACTTAACTTCTAGATTTGCAAGAAAACATGACCGTTCAAAAGATGTTGTCCCAGTTCTAGGTATTTTTAAAAATAAAAACTTATTTCCGACTAACATAACTATTTTTTCTTACTAACTTAAATGTTTTGCTTTTATTAAAGTTATGATAGATTCTATAACTTCTTTTACTTTTTCATCATTTGCCTGTGTAGTTGGTTGTACTACCGTTCCTATTGTATTTGACATATCTTTTTTTTCTTTATATTATGCTTTTTTCTCAAAATTATGTACAACAAATTTGTTAGCTATAAACGTGTGAGTTTCTTCTACTGTAATATTATATACAATTCCTTGATATGGTTCTAATTCTAGTTTTTCTATTAACTTCCATTCACCGTTAACATTAACATATTTACCGTTTATTTCTTCCAGTTTTTCTAAAATAATATCTTTCCCCACTGCAAACTCTTCTGTACTATTAGGATCGTATGCAGCAAAGGTAATTGTACCTTCTATGTCTTTAATTGCAAAAGGATGTCCTATTGTAGCTTTTGTCTTAATCCCATTTATAATTACTAAACTACTGTCATATTCAGATTTCCAAAGACCTGTTACTTTTCTTGTTACTATGTTATTTGTATGTACATCGTAGGAATCTACAAGATCTCCAATTTGTATATCTTTAATTTGCTTCGTTCCTTCTGCTGTCTCAACAGTAGTATCCCCCACAAAACAACCCCCAGTGCAAGCGACGCAAAAACTTTCGCAGTACCAGGTTCCACAGTTCCACCCGTTGCAATAACAAGGGTTGTGTTGCACTAAAGCAATACTTTGTTCTTCATTTAAGATTGATAAAAATATATCCTGCTCTTCAACATTTACTTCATATATAACTTTTGTATCAAAATTAACACCTAACTCTGTAACTTCTCTTTTTTCTAACTCATTTGTATTATGGTTAACTACTATTATTTTATCTCCTAAAACTACCTGTGCTAGGGCTTTAAATTGTGTTTCAGTACTTCCGCTTCTTTCTACGTATGTGGTAGATCTAACTGAATCATCCCAATTTGTACCGTCTTCTAATGTAACATTTATATAGACTCCTTCATAGCTTGCGCTGTACAAGTCTACTACTTGTGCTGTATTAATAGTAAGACTATCATGCATTTCTTGGAAAGATGAAGTATGTGCAAAAACATCAACAAAAGAGCCTGTTGGGAAGTTACTAAAGTCTGCTGATTTAACAAGTAGCCCTTGGTAGAGTTGAGATGGTAGTAGGTACTCTCCATTTGCTGCTACTACCTTTGTTTCATCGTCTAAGTGGTACCATCTTGTTTGATTACCTACAGGTTTTGTTAACCACTTTTGTCTAGATTTATTAGTCATTCTTGTAGTACTGTCGATATATTCGTTAGGCCATATATCTGTACTAATCAATGAGCTTTGATGATAAGAACCTAGGTGCATTACTTCTAGAGTGCTTCCGTACACTAAGTCAAAAGATCTTATTATTGCGTACTTACCTTGTATCTTATTATTATCAGAATTAATAAACTCCTGTAAGTAGTAATCAGCTTCGTAAGTTTCTTTTAATTCTTGCAATTGTTCATTAGTTGTAACATTATGTACTTCCGGGTAACGGTTTGTATCATATCCAGGATTTTTTGCTTTTACAACAATATTTGGTTCTTTAGGTACTAGAGTATTTAATGTATTGATGTTGTGTAAGGTAGATATCGCAAATGTGCCTACTGTGTAGGCTTCGTCTTTAATTAATTCTTGTAAGTTTAACTTATCTGCACAATACTCATCATCAATCAAAGCAGTTGAATCGAAAGCTTGTCTAAATATTAATTTATTAGGGGTATCTTCTATATACGGAACAGTAGTTGCATTCACATTTACCTGGTAAGGTGTGTATGTTATTCCTAATGTTTGACAAATTGCCTGCAATCTACTCCCGATTGATATATTTATACGGAAATTAGGATCTACAACTGTTTGTTCGTTACTGAAGATATATACAACCTCGTTTATTGAGTTTTGTTCAATTAATTCTGTAACCGGTGAGAAGTCTAAATGAGGAAGCATACTTTGGTATACGCTTGCATTTGTATTCATCTCTAAAATCTTTGCATTTCCGTTATCATCTAACAAAAAATCGCTTCCTATTAAAACAGCTTTCATATTATATTTTTAATTTATTATATTTAGTATAAATAGTTGAGCTAGCTAAATAAGTCTAGTTATGTTGAAACTAATATTAGAACATAAAGCAATACGCTCTTCTTTAGAACAAGGTGATAGGTTTGGCTTATGCTGTATGTCTCCTTTAAAAATAAATATATCTCCTTCTTGAGGGACTATATTAACAATCTTATTGCTTTTATCCATAAGTGAAAGAGCTCCTTCTGTGCCTTGTAGGTCTTTAGGTACTTGTATATACACACAGTATGTCCAGCTTGTAAGTATGGGAGCATTAATAGGGCTATCTGGGAAGTTTATAGCTGCTTTATGTGCATGCCAATTTTGAGAGGGAGCTATAGAATCTGCTCGCTGTATATAGCTCCAAGTCTTTTCTACCCAACTCCCGTCCCAGTCTTCCGGAATACCTGGTAGGTTTTTTGTAATACTGTACCCAAGCTTCTTTATATGGTCTAACTCTGGAGATTGAAGTTTTACTTCAGTAGTATTAACATCAGTTAAACCTAGTAAAAAGTTATTCTGTTTTATCCTCCGTATAATACTTTCTTTTGAAAATTTCCAGTCGTATACCCCTTTGTAAATTTCTAAACTATCCGTTAATCTCAACCTCTGAATTATCATAATAGTGATTTAGTTAATTTTTGAGGTAGTCCTACAAAGATAGTAAATGTTAATCTTCCATTTTCTATACAGTCACCAAAAGGTTCTTCTATTGAATGTAAAATTCTAGATGGGTAAAAAGCTAATCTGTTGTAAACATTATCTACTCTGTGTATAGGTCTGTAATCGTCATCATAAAAAACTGTACCGGAATTAGGTGGGGGTGTTGGTGTAAGATAGATGACTCCCGCATAATCTATTCTTGAGTCTCTATGTATTTTACTCTTATTATAGTCGGGTGTATTTTTCGTATCTTTCAAAGAATAGTGAAAATATGTATCAAAGTTACTATTGTAAAAAGATCCGTCTAGTCTTTCTTTTAAAAGCTCTACTAACTTGTCATTATATACCGATTGTTCTAATGCTCGAAAACCTTTCCATCCAGTATTTTCATCTGATGCAGTATATTTCATCCCCAATGCCATTGCTCTAATAGCATCTGGTTTAAGTAAGAAGTTATCAATTTGTATGATCTGATCTATCATAAGGTAGTTTTCTCTTTTTTTATAAACTTAGATAAATATTTTTCTTCTACATCTTTCCACTTTTCTAACGGGCATCCATTATACTTTGGTGTAAATATCTTACCCTGTAATGGACATCCACATTCAGAGCAATGTTCGGTCCATTTTTTCTGTAGCAGTAAGTTAGACCTAGAAGGACATTCTTCACAGATTGCATATCTCTCTATAGCTAATTGCTGCTGAGTTAGAGTAGGGTTCTTTTTAATAATCCAAGCAGAAATAATCTCTTTTATATCCATTCTACATATTTAGATTTCTTATTATAATAGTCAAAGATATACAAATCCATATAGTATTAAATAGTATTAGGGTAGGTAAGCTCTTTCTCATACTTGCCCAGATCAGAGCTGATGATGTAGCTAGAGTTAAGAAATGTAATTGCCAAACCTCTATTCCAAATATCAATCCAGGAATAATAATAGCTGCTTTAGACATCCAAGCTGCTGCCTCAATTATGTTATAATCGGTCCAATACTCCTTACAAAAATACATTTTGTACCTCTCGATAATCTTATTAAAGCCTATCACTGAATATAAAGCTGTAAGGAATATAAGGAATGTTAGTATATATATCATACTTCATCTTTTTTTAATCCAAACTTAATCCATCTATACCAGATACGTTCGTGCAAGTAGTATTGAATAGGTTTGTATACTAACTCTGCTATACCAAAAGCAGCTCCGACTTTTACAGAACCGCTAATAAGCCACATTAGTAAGAAACCAATTAAAGTACTTACTACTCTGTAGCTAATAGTCTTTGCAATATGTCGCTTTCTTTCTACTATCATAACTTACCCTCTGCTTTCATTTGTTCCCTAATCTTAGTTGCTGAGATGTATAGAAGATCATCTGGTGGCATATGTTCAATAA